GTCTATGCCTACGTCGACGCGCAGGCGATGCCGGATGTGTGCTTCCGGATCAGCTCGCTCCCGGGCGTTTTCCATGCCGCGAAGCCGATCCCGCCACTGAGCATCAAGGGCTCCGGCGACGCCTCGCAGATGATGAAATCTCTCGCGGGGCAGATGGGCCTCGCGTTCGAGGACGCTGGCGTCAAGGTGAAGTTCGCCAACCCCTACTATCCGGGCACGGCATGGACGCAGATGCTGGCGATCGCGCGCGACGGCGGCTTCGACGTCGGCATCGATCGCGGCACGATGGTGATCACGCCACCGGGCAAGGCGCGAAACAGCGACACGGTTCTGATTTCGGCAGAGACCGGCATGGTCGGCTACCCGTTCTTCCAGCAGGCCTTCGTGCTGGTCCGCGCGCTCTACAATCCGGCGGTGAAGTATCAGGGCAAGGTGCAGATCCAGAGCGACCTGACGCCGGCAAACGGCACATGGAAGGTCAACCGCCTCGAGTATCAGTTGGAGGCAATGATGCCCCACGGAAAGTGGTTCATGCTCCTCGAATGCATCGCCGTTGATGCCTCGGCGCCGGCATGAGCGGCCAAGGCTATTTCGGTCAGCAGACCACATCTGACGACACCGCCGAGATCAACCGGCTGCGCTTCCTCATTCGCCAGGAGCTGGCGCAGGCGCGCACGGGCATCCCCGTCAAGGTCGCCGCGGTGCATGGTGGCGGCGTCGGCGCGCCGCCCACGGTGGATGTGATGCCGCTGATCAATCAGACGGACGGGCAAGGCAACCAGACGCCCCACGGCGTCATCTACGGCATCGCCACGATGCGCAACCAGGGCGGCACCAACGGCATCATCAACGATCCGAAGGTCGGCGACATCGGCCACATGACGATCTCGGACCGCGACATCTCGGCGCTGAAAGCCAACGGCGGAGCGCAGTCAAACCCGGGCAGCTTCCGGCGCGGCAACATGTCGGACGGCATCTATCAGGGGGCCATCGCCAATCCGGCCAACCAGGACCAGGCCGTCCAGTTTACCGAGGGCGGAATCAAGCTCTTCGACAAGAACGGGCAGATCATCGAGTTCGCGGCCGGCTCCGTCACCATCACCACCGCGCAGCTGCGGGTGACGGGCGACGTCATCGCCGGCGCCGGTGGGGAGAACATCAGCGTGCTCAACCATCTTCACACCAACGTCCAGCCCGGCGGCGGCACGTCAGGCCCACCGGAGCCCGGAACATGAAGACGCTCCTTCTCGACACCGACACCTGGGACTTAGTGGCGGACGCGTCGGGCAACATCGCTGTCGCCGACGAGCCCTACGCGCTGGCGCAGGACGCGGCGAGCGCGATCAGGCTGTTCGCGGGCGAGCTCTACTACGACACCACGCAGGGCACTCCCTACTTCGACCAGATCCTGGGCAAGGCGCCGCCGGTCTCGCTCATGAAGGCGTACTTCAATCGTGCCGCCTTGACGGTGCCTGGCGTGGTCTCGGCGCAGACCTTCATCCAGTCCTGGACCGATCGGACTGTCACCGGCCAGGTGCAGGTGACGGACGCGGCCGGCAACACCACCGCAGCGAGCTTCTAGCACATGGTCGACACCACCAACGTTCCCCCACCGCAATGGACGGACTCGGGGTTCCTGATCCCGTCGGCCGCGGAGGTGCTGGCGGGCGTGACCGAGGACATCAACGGCGCGTTCGGCGGCGTCCTCAATCCCGCGCTGAACACGCCGCAAGGGCAGCTCGCCAGCAGCGAGACGGCGGTAATCGACGAGGTCAACTCGACGTTCCTCTATTTCACCAACCAGGTCGATCCCGCCTATGCGACCGGCCGGATGCAGGATGCGATCGCGCGCATCTACTTCATCGAGCGCAACCCGGCCCAGCCGACGGTCGTGCAGGCGCTCTGCAGTGGCTTGCCGAGCGTCGCCATCCCGACGGGCTCGTTGGCCCTTGCCGAAGATGGCAACCAGTATCTGTGCACCGAGGATGGCGTCATCGGCGTCGACGGCACTGTCACCTTGCCGTTCGAGTGCCTGGTGGTCGGGCCGATCCCATGCCCTGCCGGAAGCCTCGACCAGATTTTTCGAGCGATCCCCGGATGGGATTCGATCACGAACCCGGATGACGGCGTGCTAGGCAACAATGTCGAGAGCCGGTCGGCTTTCGAGGCGCGCCGTGCTGCCTCCGTCGCGTTGAATTCGCAGGGCTCGCTTCCGTCGGTCCTGGGCGCGATGCTGGCGGTGCCGAACGTCATCGACGCGTTCGTGACAGAGAACGCCAGCAATGACGTGCAGCAGATCGGCGGCGTCTCGATCTATCCGAACTCGCTCTATGTCGCGGTGGTCGGCGGCGATGCTGACGATGTCGCGCAAGCGATCTGGTCGCGCAAAGCGCCCGGCTGCGCATACAACGGCAATACGACGGTCACGGTCTACGACCAGAGCCCCGGCTATGTCCCGCCGTACCCTGCTTATCGGGTGAGCTTCGAGATCCCCGATCCGTTGGCGATCCTGTTCGCGGTCAACATCGTCAACACGCATCTCGTCCCCGCCGATGCCGCGACGCAAATCCAGAATGCCATCGTCAGCGCCTTTGCTGGCGGCGATGGTGGGCCGCGCGCGAAGATCGGCACCACGCTATTTGCGAGCCGCTTCTACGCGCCCGTGGCTGCCCTTGGCTCGTGGGCGCAGATCATCTCGATCGAGGTAGGCTCGAACAACAACCCCAGCGCCGTCTTCACGGGCCAGATCGCCGGAACGATACTGACGGTCTCCGCCGTTGCGTCGGGGGAGCTGGCGGTCGGGCAGATCATTTCCGACACCACCGGCGCGCTGACCGTCGGCACCACCATCACCGCGCTCGGCACCGGCTCGGGCGGCACCGGTACCTATGTCGTCTCGAACAACAAGAACGTGTCAATCGAGACCATGACGGCCGCGATCCCCAATCGCTTCGACATCGCCGTCGACATCGACCAGGTGCCGACGATCTCCCCCAACGACATCTTCGTCACCCTAACCTGATCGATCATGGAAGACACAGGACCTCCCTATCCCAGGCCACCGGCCGGGATACCGAACGGCTTTGGCCAATTCGCCATTGGCATCAGCCCGATCGGCGATTTCCCGCCTTTCGACGTTTGGCGCACTGTCATCAGCCAGTATGCGAATGCGCCCACGCTGACGCAGCTGATTGGGAACATCTTCTCGTATCTCGACCAGACGGCCAACTTCGATGCGTTCTTCGACTACATCTGGAACGTCGACACGGCGCAGGGCTACGGGCTCGACGTCTGGGGCCGCATCGTCGGCGTCAGCCGGGTTTTGCAGGTCACGACCGGGAACTGGTTCGGCTTCGATGAGGCGAAGCCGGGAGCCGATCCGTTCGGGCAAGGCGCGTTCTATTCCGGCGCTCCGCTCACCTCGAATTTCGCGCTGTCGGACGAGGCATACCGCCGGCTCATCTTCGCCAAGGCTGCAGCCAACATCAGCAACGGCTCGATTCCGGCGATCAACCAGATCCTGCTCAGCCTCTTCCCCAACAGGGGCAACGCCTACGTTACCGAGGGCGGCAATTACGGGACATGGTTCGGCTTCGAGGAATCGCTGAACTCCGTCGGCTTCAACCAGGCATCGTTCTACGCGGGCTCGCCGATCGAGACGATGGCGATGACCTACACCTTCGCCTTCCAGCTGACCCCTGTCGAACTCGCGATCGTCCAGAACTCCGGCGTCTTGCCGAAGCCGACCGGCGTCAAGGCGTCGGTCGTCATCATCTAAGGGTCCCTCCATGAAGCTTTCCGCCTTGCCTGCCAAGTTCCCCGTAGCTTGGGGAGCTTCGGCGAGCCCGAGCTACATCCGCTCCATCCCGCTCGGCTCGCAGATCGGGATTGTGAATGGCGCGGCCTCACTGACCGACGGCTTTCCGCCACTCAACTTCCTGCCGGTCGGATCGGGCGGCGTGCCGCCGTTCGGCCAGGACATGAACGGCATTCTGCAGCAGATCACGCAATGGTCGCAGTGGCAGAATGCAGGCGGTCTGGTCCCCTACGATCCGGCCTTCTCGGCAGCGATCGGCGGGTATCCCAAGAGCGCGTTGCTGGCTGGCGCGGCGACTGGCGTCGTTTGGCTGAGCACGGCCGACGACAATACGTCCGACCCTGATACGAGCGGCGCGAATTGGGTCAACATCGGAGCCGCATCCGCGCCCATCATGGT